CCTTGGTGTTGGTGTTGGCACTACTGGAGGTACAAACCACTCAATCAAAACTTTAAATCCAAATGTAACAGGAACTCTGAATAAGTTTGTTGCTACAGTTACTACGGAATTATCTCATGGAATTTCCACATCAAACACAATTAATTTAAATGTTGTTCCTGATAGAACTGAAACAAATACCGTAAAATACAATTCATCCACAAATTCATTAGTTTTAAATCCAATAACATTTACTTCATCAAACATTGGAGTAGGAACTACTGTTTCCAATATTAATCTAACAAGTCATGGACTGAGAACTGGTGATAAGGTAATTTATTCTACAGACGGTACAAGTGCGTCCAATTTAGAGAATAATAGATCATATTACGTAATTAAGGATAGTAACGATTATATTAGACTTTCGGAAACTTACTCAGATAGTGTAAGAAAGATACCTAAGCATATTAATATTCTTTCTTCTGGATCTGGTAACCATGAAATTTCTCTAATTAATCCTAGAATTTCTGTCTATAGAGGAAATTCTTTACAGTTAGATGTTTCTGATTCAAGTTTAGTTGACTTGAAGATTAGATTCTATCTGGATTCTAACTTTATTAACGAATATTCAACAGATTCCATTATAAGAACTGGAGATACTGGTGTATCTGGATCAACCGTACAATTACAAACAAATTCAAATACACCAAAAACTCTATACTATTATGTCACTCAAGAAAATATTTCTGATGGGGACGAATATAAAGTTTTTGTTGATAAAGAAGTTAAAGATTTTTCCAAGATAACTTTAAACACCAGCATTTATAATGGAGAGTTTACATCTGTTGGAGTGTCTTCGGATACGCTTCAACTTATTTTAAATAAAGAACCAGAACACTCTTCGTACACAAGTTCAAATACCTCAACCTTAAAATACTCTACAAAATCACCTACCAGTGTTGGACCAATTGAAAAAGTTAGATTAATATCTGGTGGATCTGCTTATAGAACTATTCCAAGAATTGATGGAGTTGTTTCTTCTGCAGGAACTGGGGCTATACTTAGACCATTCTCAGATGAGATAGGATCTATAAACAATGTTTCTCCAGTAAATCTTGGATATAACTATTCTGCAGATAATTCTATTGTTGTAAAGGCAGAAGCACCAACAATTTTAGAGATTGTAAATAATTTCACTCTCAGCGAAGTTGGAGTTTCTAGTGGTGGTAAAGGATACTTAGTTCCACCAGTTCCTATTGTAGTTGGTTATCCAAATATTATTTTAGAATCTAAGTTAAGTGGAACTTCAGTTTTTGCTGTAGATATAATCACTTTAGATGGTGGTCTTAGTGAAGTTACTCCAGAAATTGTTTCAACACAAAATACTAATGGAATTTTAGTAACATCTGCTGAATCGAATGGATCACAAAATACACTGACTTTAAAGAGACCAAATAACGGATTTACAAACTTCCCATTTGCACTTGGTGACAAAGTTTTTGTTGAAGGAATTGAAACTACAACAGTTCAATCTGAGGGTGGTGGATACAATTCTGAAGATTATAACTACAAAACTTTTGAAATCGTGAGTTTTATAAATGATGCTAACGTATCATCAATCACTTATAATATTCCTGTTGGTCTTGGAACTACTGGTGGAACTTTTGATGTAAACACAAGTATCGGTAGAGCAATTAAAGAATCTGACTTAGCAAGATTTAACACATCGTTAATTCAGCAAAACTTTAATAATGATGAAACAATCACATCAGGAAATAATGCTACTGGAAAGGTTGTTCAGAATGGATGGAATCCCGTAACAAGAGTTTTAAAGATCAGTAATGTTGATGGTGAATTTAAAGTCGGAGATACTCTTGTAGGATCCACTTCAAAAACAAAAGGCACTGTAAACAATGTAAGTTCTTTTGACACTGAATTTGATACTGGATCTACCGTTATCAAATCTAATGGGTGGCAAACTCAGACTGGATTTACAAATGAATCATTCCAAAGAATACAAGATAGTTTTTACTATCAAAACTTCTCATATTCAGTCAAGAGTAAAACTCCTTATTCCACTTGGAGTGAACCTGTAAATTCACTGACACACACTGCAGGATTTAAAAACTTCTCAGACTTGGATGTTGTTAGTCCTGCCGACATTAAAGGAACTTTACCAGCAAGAGTTTCTATTGCTGCTAGTGAAGTAGGACCACTCATTGAAATTGATAGTGTTATGTCTCTATACACGAGACCATGTTTTGATTTGGCATCAGACAATGCAATTTCAGACACACTCACTAGAGACATTGTGCTTAATAGCACAAAACTTGTCCCATATGTTGAGTGTATAGACAATAAAGTATATGAAATTGATGATGTAAGTCCACAATTTACAGGTGTAACATCTACTATTGGAGGAAATGTTGTTGGTATTGCTTCGTTTGCTCTCTTCTCGAAAGGAGAAACTCTATTACATAAATCATTCAATATTACAAATGGTTCTGTCATTGGAGCAGGTTCTTCACTAATATTCATTCCAAATCATAATTTCTCAACTGGAGAACGTTTGGTTTATGATTACGGATCTGGAACTCCAGTCGGAATTGCAACAACTGCAAGAGTTTTAAGTGGCGTATCTACAGATACACTTCCTGAAGAAGTTTATGCATATAAAGTTGATAATAATACAATCAAATTAGCAGGAATTAAAACAGATTCCACCATAAACAACATATTCTTCGAATACAGATCTGAGACTGGAATTGGAACAACAGTGGTTGGTTCTGGAACAACACATACATTGTCCTCTCACCCAGATATTGCAAACACCAAAGCATTGATTACTGTTGATAATATCATTCAAAGTCCTATATTCCGTAAAGATATTGATACTGGATTATCTGAAAATATTGGAATAGGATCAACAACATTTAAACTTGTTGGAGTTACTTCTATAACTTCAAATACATTATTACAAATAGAAGATGAAATTTTAAAACTTAATGTAGTTGGGTTTGGTTCTACAAACACAGTTTATGCTGACAGAGCACAATTTGGTACTAACGCAGCGGCACACCTTGTTGGAGCAGCGGTGACGGTGCTTGGTGGCGACTACACCATCAATAAAGGTTATGTTTACTTCAATAGTGCTCCTTATGGTAAGGTTGGCCTCACAACTTTAAACCCTGGAATAAGCACCAACTCAACTTTTGCTGGAAGGGTGTTCCACCGCGTAAATTACGATACTAACTATATTTTAGATGATATTTCACAAGCATTTACTGGAGAAGCGGGAACTGGAAAATCATTCTCAATTTTATCTAGAGAGCAAGAACCAACTGGAATTCATACAAATCAGGGAATAATACTGATAAACAACTTCTTCCAGAGACCTCTTGGTGAAGATACGACCACGGATTATTCATTATCTACTGATGGAGTATCTGGAATTACTACAATTACATTTACTGGCGATGACAGAGAATCTCTGCCAAGAGGTGGAATTGTTAATGAATTTGAGTTAAGTGCTGGAGATTCTTATACTCCTGGAAGTTATCCAAACGTTTCACTCACTGGTGGAAATGGATCTGGAGCAAAAGTTGATATTGTCGTTGGAACAGGTGGAAGTGTAACAAAGTATAAAATTATTGATAGAGGAATTGGATATAGTGAGAATGATATTCTTTCCTTCTCATCCCCATCAACTTCAGGAACTGCAGCAACATTTACTGTTGACAGTGTTTATTCGGATGAATTTTCGGGTTGGTCATTTGGTAGATTATTAGAAATTAATGACGTATCCTCACAATTTGATGGATTTAAAAAATCATTTATTATGGAAAGAACTGTGGGAATTGTTGCATCTCCATTTAGTATCGAAATTGCAGATGGTGCTAATTTTGATATCCAAAATGTACTTCTTGTCTTCATAAATGATGTCTTACAAAAACCTGGGAAGGATTATACTTTCACTGGAGGAACTAGATTAGTATTTACAGAAGCACCTAAACTTGGAAGTAAGTGTAAGATAATGTTCTATCAAGGATCTACCCTTGATGTACTTACAAGAATACCATTACAAACTATAAAAGTTGGAGACTCTGTACAATTAGAAAGTCATCAAAATATTTTACAACAAGATAAAAGAGTTGTAATTGAATTACTAACATCAGATACATTAGAAACAAACCCATACAATGGGTCAGGAATCTCCACAGATGTTGAATCTCAAAGGTGTTTAACCTGGACGAAACAAACCTCCGATAGCATTATTAATGGTGAGATTGTTTCTAAGAACAGAGACTATCTTGAACCAAAAATTATCCCAACTACAAGATTAATCAAAGATTTTGTTCCTGGAGATACCGTATTGTACACTCAAGGTGGTTATCCCGACTTTAGAATTCTAGACGAAACTACTGAAGATGATAATAATGTTAGGATTATAAGTGATGTTCAGACAGATGCTGCTCAAGCAGTAGTATCAACAGTTTCTACTGGTGGAACAATTACATCATTTACCATAACAGACCCTGGTGTTGGTTATGAAAATTCTCCAGAAGTCACTCTAAATTATCGTCCACAAATTTTAGAAATTGGTAAGAATTGGACTTCTGGAGTAACCACTACAGTATCCACAACAAATCTTAGATCCATCAGATATCAGAATAATCTTTATGTAGTATCTGATGATAAGGGTGGCATTTCAACATCTGTAGACTACTTAACTTGGAGTAGACAAACTCCAACATTTGCAGGAAACAATCAAATTAATGATGTGGAATATGGAAATGGTGTTTGGGTTGGAGTTGGATCTGATGCTAATGTTGGATATTCTACAGACAACGCAGTAAACTGGGATTCCTCAGTAATATACTCATATGTAGCACTAAATTTTGGAAGATACTCATTTACACAATCATCAACAACAAGAAAATTCCAGTCTGTTGTTTATGGTAATGGAAAATTTGTTGCTGTTGGTACTGGAGCAACAGTCCTCGTGTCTGATGATGCATATCCAACAACCACAACTTGGTTAGAATCTGGTTCCACACCTCTTACATCATCTCCAACTGGAATTGGAACTCAATGGTTAATTAACCAGTCCACATTTGTTGACTTGTCAAATAACCCAACAACTGCAGTAACTAATGATCTTAAATCCGTAATCTATTCGGATGTTGACTCCAGATTTGTTGTTGTTGGAAACAATGGTGTCATCATGTCATCTCAAATGGGATCTATTACGAATAGATTCTTCAGAGTTGAAAGAGCACCTAGTGGTGGTCAAGAAAACTTAAATGATATTGTTTATGGAGATAGTAAGTATGTCGTAGTTGGTAATAACGGAACAGTTGGTTATTCTACAAACCTAACAGGATGGACGTTTGATACTGTAAACACTACTGAGAATTTATTATCGGTAGTTTATGAAAGTGGTGTATTTGTTGCTGTTGGGGAAAGAGGATCTGTTATAAATTCTATAAATGGTGAAGACTGGTTTGTTAAAAATTCAGTAAGCACTACAATGTTCTCTCTGACTGGAAACACTTCTTCTGTAATTGGTGTTGGATCGGATAGTTCTTACTACTTCTCAGATCAAGAATTGAGTAAATTTGTTGGAACAGGAAATGTTTCTGCTGCAGGAACAATTTCCTCCATAAATATTGCTGCTGGTGGATTTGGATACAGCAATGCTTCTGATATCAGTGTACTAATTGAACCACCAAATCCAAAATATGAAGATCTTACTAGTGTAGAAGTTGCTGGAGATTATGGAAAAATAATTGGTATTGGAACTAGTGCGACTGGAATTGGAACAGATACTCCAATGGTTATATTTGAGATCCAGACTGATGTTGGTTTAAATACTGACGTGTATGGAAGCAGCAGTTCTCTAACTCCAATTATTAGAAGTGGAATTACGACAGGAGATTATTATACAACATATAATACCATTACTGGTGATGGAGTTACATCAATTTACATTGACGGATCTACAATAACTAATGTTGGGGTTGGAAATACGTACTTAGATAATATTTACGTAGTAGATCAAGTTGATAATAATGGGGTGTCTGGGGTTGTAACTGTTTACAGTAACGTACTTTCTATTGTTGGAGTTGCATCTACATCAGTAGATCCCGATAACATAGGATTTAGCACTACTGGAAAGGTTGGTAACTACAGTTGGGGTAAGTTCTACAATTTTGGATTAAGAGATACGCCTAAGTCATTTAGCGTTATTAACGATAATGGTTTTATTGGAATTCAAACTTCTCCATTGGTAATTAGAAAAACTGCTCTCAGAGCAGAGTACAATTAAGATAAATAAATAAAAAACTTTAACGATGTCTGCAATTATTTCAGATCAATTTAGAATATTAAACGCAGAGACTTTTGTCCAAAGTTTCACTGGAATTGGAAGCACCACCAACGTATATTATACGTTCATTGGTCTGCCTAATTCCACGGATGTCGCTACTGGATCAGGAACAACTGATTGGAATACAAATGTTCCTGCTCCAAAAGACATGTTTAAGGAACAGAATGATTATTTTGATACCATGATTGCCTTGAAAAAGGTGACTACGCAAGATGTGCGTAGAATGGTTAGAAAAGTCAATTGGAATGCAGGCGTAAAATATGATATGTATCGTCATGATTATAGTTCTTCAAACCTAGCACCCGTAACTGCAGCAACAAGTTTGTATGACGCCAATTATTATGTGGTCAATGAAGATTTTAAAGTCTATATTTGTTTAAGTAATGGAACTGATCCTGATAATTTAAGCGGAAAACCATCTCTGGATCAACCAAAATTTACTGATTTGGAACCAAGAGCTGCAGGTTCTTCTGGGGATGGATATTTGTGGAAATATCTATACACAATCTCTCCATCAGACATTATTAAATTTGACTCTTTAGAATTTATTCCAGTTCCATCTAATTGGGGATCTGGCGATACCGCAGATATCAAAAATAATGCTGTTGATGGTGAAATTAAAGTTGTAACTATCACTAACAGAGGATCTGGATACGCTCCTGCAGGAACATATAAGAATATACCGATCTTAGGTGACGGTACTGGTGGTAAAGTAAGTGTTGTTGTTGGTGCTGATGGAAGAGTTAGTGACGTAGATGTTACTTCTGGAGGAACTGGATATACTAGAGGAACTATTCAGTTCTATCCAAGCGGTCCTGCATATGAAGTTGGTGGCACAAATTTAACTTCATTTGGTCTAAATGCCGTAGGTAGTGCATCAACATCTATAGCAACTTTTGACGTAATTATTCCACCATCTGGTGGACATGGAGATGATATCTATAAAGAACTTGGTTCTTACAGAGTTCTAGTATATTCCAGATACGAAAACACTGGAACAAATCCAGACTTTATTGTTGGTAATGATTTTGCTAGAGTTGGAATTCTTAAAAATCCTACTGTATATGGAAGTAAAACTCAATTACTTTCTTCTGCACAAGCAAGTGCTTTGGGTGCATTAAAGTTAGAAAATTCTGAAAATGGATCATATACAGTAGATAACAATATTACACAGACAATTGGAATAGGTTCTACTGCAATTGGAAAGGTTGCATCTTATGACGCAAGCACAGGTGTTCTAAAATATTATCAACCAGTAGGTCTTGCAGTAACAGAATACAATTATAAACTTGTTAACTTTAAGAGAAATAGCGAACTTGCTACTGGTGGATCGTTGAGTATTGTAGGAGCTACTGCTGGTTCCAACTTAGACATTCAAACATCATTCGGAACTGCTGCTAATCCTGGAGTTACCACCGTGGTCGGTGCAAAGGTTATAAATCTAGATCAGAACTTTGTAGAAGGTGTTGCAAATCCAGAGATTGAAAAGTACTCTGGAGAAATCATCTATATAGATAACAGAGCCGCTATACCACGTTCCCTGACTCAAAAAGAAGACATTAAAATCGTATTAGAATTCTAAGAACATGCCACAGAATACCAATCTCAATGTCAGTCCATATCATGACGACTTTAATGAGGATAAAAATTATCAAAGGGTTTTATTCAAACCAGGGACGGCTATACAGGCACGTGAATTAACAACACTGCAAACTATTCTGCAGAATCAAATTGAACGATTTGGGTCTTATGTCTTTAAAGAGGGATCTAAAGTTATTCCAGGACAAACTGGATATGATGCAAACTATGAGTTTGTTCAAATAGATTCCTCGTTCTTCGGAATACCAGTTTCAGAATATCTGGATGAACTTGTAGGTCTTGAAATTCAGGGTGAGACTTCAAGAGTAACAGCATCCGTAGTTAAAGTTATAACGGAATCGGAGTCTGAAAGAGGGAACGTAACATTATACATCAGATATATTCGTGCATCAAATCAAGATTTTGTAACTTCTAAATTCTTAGATGGTGAAAGACTGCTGGTCCTTTCGGACTTGGAGTATGGTTTAACTATTATTAAGGAAAATACTGCCTTTGCAACTACCTTATCAGAAAACGCTACTGGAACTGGATCTGCAGCGTTTATTGATGAAGGTATTTACTTTATTAGAGGATTTTTCGTAAAGGTACAATCAGCCACTATTTTATTAGATCAGTATAGCAATACACCTAATTATAGAATTGGTTTACTTGTCAGCGAAGAGATTGTAACATCATTTGATGATCCTTCGTTGAACGATAATTCGCAAGGATATTCAAACTTCGCCGCTCCAGGTGCAGATAGATTTAAACTGTCTACAACTTTTATTAAAAAACCAATCACTGAGTTTAATGATGAGAATTTCATCGAACTCATGAGAGTTGAAGATGGTCTTCTTTTAAAATTTGCTGATAATAGTCAACTGAACTTCCTTGCAGATGAACTTGCAAGAAGAACCTATGATGAATCTGGAGACTATTATATTAAACCATTTGAAGTATTCATCAAAGAGTCGTTAAACAACTTTGACTTTAATGGTGGTATATACAAAGAGAATGAACTGACTGCACAGGGAAATATTCCATCTGAAGACTTGTATACATTACAAGTTTCTCCTGGTAAGGCATATGTAAAGGGATATGAAATCGAGAAGATTTCTTCTACATATATCGATGTAAGAAAACCAGAGACATCTAAAGAAGTACCAACATATAGTTTACCTTTTAAAGCAGGAAACAAATTCTTTACTAATAATGTAAGCGGTGCTCCATCTGTAGGTTTTGGGACCACTGCAGTATTAAGTTTAAGGAATCAGAGAGTTGGTGAAGATGGATTACTGGCACCTGGAAGCGAAATCGGAAAAGCCAGATGCTATGACTTTAAAGTAAAGGATGCTGCTTATGCAAATGATGCAACCGAGTTTGAAATTTTCCTCTATGACATTGATACCTTCACACAAGTAACTATTGGTAGCAGTATAACATTAGCAGGTCCAGCATTAATTGAGGGAAACAGTAGTGGTTCTAAGGGATATTTAAATTCAACTGTCAATGATTCAAAAGTATTAACTTTAAATTCTGTTAGTGGATCTTTTATTGTAGGAGAATCCATATCGGTTAATGGAATTTCTTCATCACCAACAATATCCAATGTAACTGACTATTCAATATCTGATGTCAAATCAGTATTCTCAAATGTTGGAGTAAACACATTCACAACAGACTTTACTCTGACAGGAACTTTTAAACTTGATGATGCGGCACTGACAATCTCAGCAAGTTCTGCGGGTGTCAGCACAATCACTGGACCAATAACTTCAAGGTTTGCTGACGGAGTAAAAGTAAATGATATTGTTTCTTATGTAAGAGCAGGATTCGTAACTGAAACATATAATAGAGTAACTTCAGTTAGTTCCGACTTAACCAGATTAACTGTTACTGGTGTTTCAACTGTATCTGGAATTTGTGATGGAGATGTACCATCTACAGAGACAACATCTATTGTAAGGTATAGAAGTGGCGAATTAAGTGACAATAAATTCAGTGCATTTTATGAACCACTTCCAGATCCAAACATTAGTAATGTAATATTAGATAATTCTCAACTCGTATATAGAAAGACATTCTCTGCTTCAGTGTCATCTGGTGGATGTGTTGTTATTGAGAATGATTTAGATTCTGTATTTGAACCCTTTGATGAAGAAAAGTATATACTGTCATATTCGGATGGATCTATAGAACCTTTGGTTGAGGGACAATTTAACCTGTCTACCAATGGAAGAACTTTAACTTTAAATCAGTTGAGCACAACAACTGATGCTAATGCAAAATTAGTTGCTACCCTTAGAAAAATTAGAGTTGATTCTAAATCGAAGGTATTGAATCGTTGTGCTACATTAACAGTCAATAAGTCTAGCGATCCTGGATCAGGATCAAATTCAAATAGCAGTTTAAATGATGGACTGACTTATAGTTCAGTATATGGACTCAGAGTTCAAGATAAAGAAATTTCTCTTGGAAAAGCGGAAGTTTTAAGAATTCACGGAGTATTTGAGTCTGATGATGCTAATGATCCTACTCTCCCATCTCTAACCTTAACTAATATTGATGGATCCCTCCTTGATGTTGCAGTTGGTGAACAAGTTACTGGAAACAGCACCTATGCTATTGGTAGAGTAGTAAGGGTAACTTCAGATACGGTAACATTTGTATATAACAATGATAGAGAGTTCCAACTTGGAGAGTCTGTAACCTTCAAACTAACTCAGATCGTCGGCACTATTTCTGGAATAGTTCTTGGTGATAAGACCATAGATTCTGGGTTTATCTTAGATAGTGGGGAAAGATTAGAATTCTTAGATTTTGGTAGAATTATTAGAAATGATTCTGCTCCAGTTCCTTCTAGAAGGTTAACAATTGTCTATGACTATTATAGCACTCCAACGTCAGATACTGGAGAGTTCTTCTCTTACTTGAGTTGGCCTCCAAGAATTGTTCATGATGGCATTGATCTTCCAAGAATCAGTTATCAATCTTTGAGAAATTCTGATGTAATTGACTTTAGACCAAGAGTTTCTGATTACACTAATGAATCGTACTCTCCTTTCCAATATGAGTCAAGAGTATTCCCAAATAATGGTTCTTCTGTAACGGCAACCCCAGTAAGTGGTGAGTCTTTAGTTTTAGGTTATTCCTATCGTCTTCCTAGAACTGATAAATTAGTTCTAACAAAAGGCGGAGACTTCAGAATTATTTCAGGTGAACCAGCAGATGATCCTGTTCCACCAATTATTACTGATGGATCTTTTGAGGTTGGATCATTTACCTTAAGACCTTATGCGTATCTTGCAAAGAATGATATTCAGTTTAACAAGACTAAGCATAAGAGATATCAAATGAAAGATATCGGGAAACTTGAGGATAGAATCCAAAGCATTGAATACTATACTCAACTTTCACTGTTAGAAACAGAAACCACAAATCTTTCAATTAAGGATCCATTAACTGGACTTGATAGATTTAAGAATGGAATCTTTGTAGATAATTTCAGAAGGCATGAATCTCATAACATGCAGAGTCCTGATTTTAAGGCGAGTATTGATGCTTCTACTGGAACATTAAGACCTTCACACTACACAACATCAGTTGACCTCCTTGTTGGATCTGCATCCGCAATTGGTATTGGTACAACAGCAAATACTTCTACTGACCTCAGATTTGTAACGGATTTACAGAATCCAAACATACAAAAAACTGGAGATTTAATCACACTTAAGTATGATGAAGAAGTTTTTATCGAACAAAAGTTTGCAACTAGATCTGTAAATGTCAACCCATTTGCAGTATTAAGTTGGTTCGGTACAATGGAACTGAATCCAGAAACAGACACCTGGATTGAAGAGAAAATTTTAGATCCTGTTACACTTGAGCAACAAGGAAATTATGATGCTTTTATGTCGTCCTTCCAAGTTGATCCTAATACTGGACTTTCTCCAGTTGACTGGGGTGCGTGGGAAGAAGTTTGGAGTGGAAAAACTGTAACTAGTGAACTTAGAATTGACAAAGCTAAGGTTCCCAAATCTAGTGAGCTACTTTCAACTCGTATTGTTCCTGGAGCACCACACGCAAGATCTAGAAGAATTAGAACATTTAGAGATACTTATGTAGATACTTATCTGCAGGAAGTTGAAGTTGAAACTAGATCATCTAGAGAAGGAATTCAAAGAAGAATTACTGAAAGGATCGATACACAATCAATTGGTTCTAAGGTTGTAAGTAGAGAACTTATTCCTTATTGCAGAGAAAGAAATATTGAGTTTATTGCAAGAAGGATTAAACCTCTTACCCAAATGTATGTTTTCTTTGAAAACGTAAACATGACGGAATATGTTGTTCCTAAACTGATTGAAATTGAAATGAACAGTGGTGTCTTCCAAATTGGAGAGACTGTTGAATCATCAATTCCCACTCTCTCAAATCCATCAGCAGATGCAGAACAGATTAGATTTAGAGTCGCTACTCCAGATCACAAATATGGACCATATAATTCACCAACATTAACCTATACATCAAACCCATTCGGAGGTGAAACTGCTGTTGGACTGACCAGTTCTTATGCAACCACATCTACAATTTTGAATGTAGATACCGCAAGTTTGTCTGATATTCAGCAAAACTTTAAGGGAAGACTTAAGGTTGGAACTAAACTGATTGGTAAGACCAGTGGAGCAGAAGCAACCGTTACTAATTTGAGACTTGTCTCTGATAATGCAGGTACTGTTATTGGATCCCTTTATATCCCAAATCCAAAACATACAACTAATCCACAATTCCAAAGTGGAACTAGAACTATCAGAGTTACTTCAAGTCCTTCTAATAGTACAGCATCAAATAGTGTTGAAAGTGCTTCTGAAGGTAAATTTACATCAGCAGGAACTATTGATAATAAGCAAGAAACCTTTATTGCAACTAGGAATGCCGATGTTGAAATTGTTACTGTAAGTGACACAAAGGTTGAAAAGGGACAACAACTTCAAACTGCTACTCGTGAGAGAGTAGAAATTAGAAGATGGGTTGATCCTCTTGCAGAATCTATTCAGATTGCAGAAGGTGAAGATTGCTTTATAAGTTCTGTTGACATTTACTTCAGAACAAAGGATGCCAATATCCCAGTGACATGTCAAATCAGAACCATGCAAACTGGTTTACCAACTACTGTTATTTTACCTTTTGCAGAAATTTCAAGGGAACCATCTGAGGTTAACATCTCTGAGGATGGTACAGTTGCCACAAACTTTAAGTTCAAGTCTCCTGTATTTTTACAGGGAGGAAATTCTTATGCCATCGTATTGATTTCGTTGTCAAATAATTATGAGGCATGGATTTCTAGAATGGGTGAAGTTGATGTAAGCACTTCAAGTCTTGATGAAAATGATCAGGTCATTGTTTCCCAACAACCATACATGGGATCATTGTTCAAGTCGCAAAACGGTGCTACTTGGGATGCAAGTCAACTAGAAGATCTTAAGTTTAGACTTAATCGTTGCAAGTTTACCACACAACCTGGAGCCTTTGTATCCTATAACCCAACACTTTCTGAGGCAAACGATAAAGTACCAACACTTAGAGCGAATCCATTATTTACTCCAGCAAAACAAGTTGTTCTTGGATTAACCAGTGCAGTTTCTGCAGATAATTTAAATTCTGGAGTAACTATTACTCAGTTTAACAACCTTTCCGCTTCAGGAAAACTTGTTAAGTCTACAGGAGCAATCGGTATTGGAAGCACCACAAATGGCGATTATAACCTCACAGTAAATAATGTTGGTTCTGGAATTACTCCATCCACAGGAACTTTCTACTATGGCAATGTTGCATTAACTGCTGTTACTGGAAATGGTAGTGGTGGCCTTGCTCAAGTAGAAGTTATCGGAGGATCTGTTGGTGTCGTAACTGTAACTAATGGTGGAAGAGGATATTCTGTTGGAGATGTTGTTTCAGTACAATTAGGTGCTACTAGCAAAAATGTTAGGTTGAATGTTGGAATTATTACTGCTACCAATCAACTGATTCTTAATCAAGTTCAAGGTGAATTTAATACTATTGATGAACTTGCTTATAACTCAGTTGGTGTTGCATCTACTGTTCCATCAGTACCATCTACAGTTAATGTTGTTTCTAATGGAGACGGTCAGCACATAGTTGTTTCTCATAGAAACCACGGTATGCATTCATCCAACAATAAAGTAATCTTAAGTAAGATTCAGGGTGACAATCCAACAACAAAACTATCATCAACATACGATAAGACATCGACTGATAACATTTTACTCGATGATATTTCGATATTCACTACTTTTGAAAATGTTGGTGTTTCTAGCACTAATCCTGGATATATTGCAGTCAATGATGAGATCATTAGTTATGAAACTACAAATGGAAACAATTTAGTTGGTATAACCAGAGGTATTGATAATACCACCATTAAAACACACCCCGTAGGATCTCCTGTTTCTAAGTATGAGTTTAACGGTGTATCTCTAAGAAGAATTAACACAACGCATGAGTTGTCATCTTCAACCAGAGATAATTCTATTACTCTCGACTCTTATGCAATAAAAGTCGGAATGGGTACAAATGGTGTTGACAGAAGTGTTGGAAATTCTGGGGGATTCCAACCACTTGCATTCAATGTATCAAAAATTGGTGGTGGATCTATTGCTAGAGCAACCCAAAATATTCAGTTTGAAGCAATAACACCAAACGTTTCTACTCTAATTCCTGCTGGTACAGAATTAACTGCACGAGTCAGAACTGTTTCTGGAACAAGTGTTGCTGGAAATGAGGTTTCTTTCTTAGATCAAGGATTTGAACCCGTTCAGTTAGGTGAAATTAATTACTTTACTTCCCCCAGAATTATAGCATCCAAGGTTAATGAAAACTCTAGGTTGACAAATCTTCCTGGAAACAAATCATTTACCATGGAATTCTTGATGTCTACTGATAGTGATAGATTGTCACCAGTTATCGACCTCCAAAGACTCAATGTAATCACCACTACAAACAGAATTGATGAACCAGTAAGTGATTATCCAAATGATCCTAGAGTAAATCTTTCACTTGGAGATCCACACTCTGCAATATATGTTTCTAAGAAGGTACGTTTAGAAACTCCAGCAACTTCACTGCAAGTTAGATTTGCTGGATATAGACATCCTACCAATGAGATTAGAGTTCTTTACAAACTGTTTAGATCTGACCTTCCAGATGCGGACCAACCATACTTGCTGTTCCCAGGTTATAACAACTTAACTAGAAGTGGAACTAATGATGAAAAGCAATATGCAATTGTTGATTCATCTAAAAACAACGGTCTTCCAAATGATTTTGTAAAAGCGTCCACATATAATGATCAGTACTTCAACTTTATGTACTCTCAGGATAATTTACCACCATTTACTGGATTTATGATCAAGATTCTGATGACGGGTACAAACCAAGCGTATGTACCTAAGATTAGAGAACTTACCGCAATAGCACTAGCATAATATGGAAAATGATGAAATGACCCCTGTGGAGGGGCATTCATCTCTTCACAGAGATAATTACTCCTCCGCAATAATTAATACCAATGTAGATTCATACAAATCATATATGAGTCAGCGTGAAAGGAAGATTAAAGAGATTCAAGAAATTGAAATGTTGAAGAAAGATGTAACTGAAATAAAAAGTATGATGAAACTCATTTTAGATAAACTATAAATAATTTTATAAAGATCATATAGTATAATGGCAGTAAGAGTAGTCAACTTGGTCATAGAGCAGGGTACTGATTTCAACAATACTTTTTTTCTAGAAGACCCTACTACAAATTCCCAAACTAATCTTGCAGGAACATCTGCTGTTGCTAAGTTAGCAAAACATGCAGGTAGTTCCAGCAAAACTAATTTTAGTGTGACCGTTACGTCTGCATACGGAACAATAGGAATTGGACTTACTGCTGCTGCAACGGCAGCATTGAAACCTGGAAGATATGTTTATGACGTATTATTAACTGCAAGTGATGGAACAAAAACCAGGGTAGTTGAAGGAAATGCTCTTGTCACAGCAGGAGTCTGTACTTAAGGTAACTTAAATGTCATTTAACGCAGTACGAGTAAGAGTAGGTGGAAGAAATGCAACTAAAGTAGTTGCTAGCAATCTTTCAGCACTTGCATCTATTACTACAATAGGTGGTCTAATTGACGTAGATACATCAAATAAAGCCGATAATTATGTTCTAAGTTACAATGCATCGGCAAACAGATGGGAAGCAGTTGACCCAGATCAGATTCTTTCTGATGCTGCTTCTGATGGATCCATTCCTGGAGATTTTATCAATATTTTAGACACTGACACAACTAGAACAGATAACATCGACTTTGATGGCGGTCAATTTTGATCCAATTTAATAAATATATTATATCTATCGAAAATAGGTCAGTATTAGATGGCAAACCCAACTATTAGGTTTAAGAGGGGCACACAAAGTGCATTTGGGTCTGTAGGATTACAGACTGGTGAACCCGCATATATTACTGATGAATATAATTTTTATATTGGGGAAGACGGGACCAACGGAAATAATAGATTTTTAGGTTCTGCAAGATATTGGACTAAAGAAACCACTACGGTTGGCAGTAGCGTAAAGGTTGTTGAGGGCACTAACAACGGTACTAATAGTATTGCGTTAAAGGCACCAAACACACTTGCTTCAGACCTGACCTATACTCTTCCAGGAACTGATGGTAGCAGCGGTGATGTATTAGTCACTGACGGTTCTGGAAACTTATCTTTCTCCTCAACTGCAGCATCTTCACTTGACATCGCTGGTGACAGTGGAACTGACAGTGTTTCTGTAGGATCTGATACTTTAACCTTTACTGGTGGTGAAGGTATTGACACCACAATTACTGATAATACTGTTACTATTGCTGCAGAAATTGCATCTTCCACCAATGCTGGTGTTTCTTCATTTAGTGCGTCTTACTTCAGCGTAACTGCGGGTGGTGACGTATCTATTGGAGATGCTGCAGCAGATGGATCTACGAAAGGTATTGCAGCATTTGATGCTGATGATTTTGATGCATCATCAGGTGTCATCTCACTTGGAGACAGTGCAAACGGTGCTGTTATTGCAATCAACGGAACCACGAATGAAGTTGAAGTTTCAAGATCAAATGGAACTGTAACTGTTGGACTTCCTGATGACGTAACTGTTGGTGGTGGACTGACTGCTACCACATTCACTCTTGCAGGTATTGCAGTCACTGCCATCCTTGATGAGGATGACATGACCTCTGACAGAGCAGATGCTCTGGCAACTCAACAGTCCATCAAAGCATACGTCGATTCTCAGGTAACTGCACAAGATCTCGATATCGCTGGCGACTCTGGAACAGGCGCTGTCGATCTTGATTCTCAATCACTTACGATTGCAGGTACTGCCAATGAGATCGTAACCAGTGCTTCTGGACAAACAATAACACTCAGTCTCCCTGATGATGTAACTATTGGAGATTCTCTTACAATAACTAATGATGCTTCTGTTGGTGGAGCATTAACAGTAACTGGTGCTGTTGATTTTAACGGCGGTATTGACATTAGTGGAGGAGAAACAACACTTTCTTCTGCTACAGTTTCCGACCTGACTGCAACAAGAGTAGTTCTTGCAGGAACTGGTGGTGCTCTCGAAGATAGTGCAAATCTTACTTACAGTGGTAACGGTTTAACAGTTGGTGCTGGTGGTCTTAATGTAACTGGCGTATCAACATTCTCAACGGATGTTACTGTAACTGGAGATCTTCAGGTTTCTGGAAACGATATTAAAGATGGTAGTGGAACTGCTGCAATCACATTTGACGGTTCTGGTAATACTACCATTACTGGTAATTTAAATGTTACTGGAAGTACAACTCAAGTAAATACAGCATCCTTAACTATTGAGGATCAACTGATTGAACTTGGTAGAGTAGATGGTAACGCACCATCTTCAGATTTAAACAAAGACATTGGTACTTTACTTCACTATTATGATACCGCTGCTAGACTTGGTGGTATTTACTGGGATGATTCTGTTTCTAGAATCGTTCTTGCATCCAGAGTTTCTGA